GCAACAACACTGTCCACAGTTGACGGAGGCACATACTAAATGACTACTATTATTACTAAGAATGGCTCAGGTGCGCCCACAGCAGGGCAGTTAAGTGAAGGCGAACTCGCAGTAGACTTGACTAACAAAGAACTCTACACCAAGTCTGGATCAACTGTTATAAAGATTGGTTCTCAAGGCGGCTCATCAGGAACCTTTACAGACCTGACTGCAACCTCAAGCTTTACGTCACCCGGCATCAACGACAACGCTACGTCCACGGCTATCACGATTGATGCTAGCGAGAACGTGGGCATTGGTCAAGACGCTCCCTCAGCCCCTTTAACGGTTGATGGCCCATCTAATGACACCTACGTTGCGCGGTTTGGAAACTTTGCAGGCGGCGGTGGGTCTATCCAAGGCCGTACAGACATAGGCTTAGACTTCTGGGCAACTGAGAACGGTACACATCCTGCGGCTGCTGTTGGCGTTGAGCAGGTAAGTACTGACCAATATAGAGGTGGGTTGTTGTTCAGCACTCGTGGAACTAATTCAGACGTTGCGCCGGTTGAGCGTATGCGTATCGACGCCTCAGGGCAAGTAGGTATTGGCACGGACAATCCTTCTGCGTCCCTACACGTTGCAGAAACGGCATCAGGGCTGACCGCACGATTCAGTAACGAGTCAAACCAAACTTTAGACATCGGGACTGTCGCGGGGTCAGGTGCAGCGGGTTCTGTGTATTTAGACAACGCTAACTCAGGCAACATGCAGTTTCGCATTGGCGGCTCCGAGCGTATGCGAATCGACTCCTCAGGAAACGTGGGCATTGGCGAGTCGAATCCGTCCACTACACTCGACGTTTCTACCAACGCTGGAAATGGTGATGCTGGGCAGCTAGTAAAGGTTACTAACACCAACGCATCTAGCGGCACCGCCAAGACTCTAACCATAGGGACTGACAACTACTTTGCTTCAAACCCCGGCATGACTATTGTTGCCGAAAGCGGTCTTAGCTTTGGGGTAGGTGACGGCTCTGACTTAGCTGCCCAGCGTGATTTAGTTATCACCTCCTCAGGTGACTTTCTAGTAGGCAGCGGTTCAAGGACTTACACGGTTGGTTCTGGAACATACGAGATAGACGCCGCAGGAGGTCTAAACCTTTCTAGCGGTAGAGACAACGGCGCAGACATGACTTTCGAGGTGTCTAACACTGAGCGTATGCGTATCAACGCCTCAGGAAGCGTGGGCATTGGCACGGACAATCCCAGACGGCTGCTTGAAGTGGCCGACACGGGCGCAGCTATCATCTCCCTACAATCTACTAACAGCGACAACTGCCAGATATTCTTTGGTGATGCAGCTAGTGAGACTGCGGGTAAGGTGGTATACAGGCACAGCACTAACTCAATGGCATTCGAGGTAAACTCAGCCGAGAAGATGCGTATCGACTCCTCAGGTAACTTGCTGGTTGGCAGAACCACGCAGGTAGTCGGTGGAAAAATTAGCGTTGATTATCAAAATGGTGTAGACGCGGGTATCGCACTTAAGGACACCCAGACCACGGGAACTGGTGTTCCAATGCAAGTTGTAAACGGCGCAGGCTCGGTTGTAGGCAGCATTACGCAAGACCAATCTAATACGTCATTTAATACATCATCAGACGAACGACTTAAAGAAAACATTGTTGATGCGCCATCAGGAAACATTGACGGTATTTGTGTACGTTCCTTTGATTGGAAAGCATCAGGCGCACATCAAACTTACGGGATGATTGCTCAAGAGTTGGTTGGGGTAGCTCCAGAAGCTGTTACCAAAGAAACCGCAGGTAACGATATGTGGTCTATTGATTACAGCAAGCTAGTCCCAATGATGATTAAAGAAATCCAAGACTTAAAAGCCGAAGTAGCAGCACTCAAAGGAGCATAAAGAATGACAACAATTACATGGACAGTTTCATCCCTAGACTACGAAGTATCTAAAGATGGTCTAGACAACGTAGCTACTGTAGCCCACTGGCGCTGCACAGGTGAAGACGCAGACGGTAACGTAGGTTCAGCTTACGGCACTAAGTCTCTTCCAGATCCTTCTGCGGATAACTTTATGCCTTGGGGTAGCATTACTGAGGAAACTGTGCTGGGCTGGCTCGTAGCTGAGATGGCTACAAATAAGATGGATGACACGCCCTCTGAGCAGGAGTCTGTAGAAGCCGTTGTAAACGCCCAGATTGCTGAGAAGGCTAACCCCACTTGTGGAACAGGCGCTCCTTGGGCAGTTGCTCCCGAGACTCGTGACTAATGAAAACCTTAGTAGCCCTAGCACTCGTGTTACTCTGTGGATGCTCAGGCACACTACGAGAGAAATCTACGATCTGTCTGGGCTTCTGTTCGCACACTGAAGTTGAAACTGAGACTCACACAAAGGACATTAAGAAATGAAGGCATTAACTTTCCTATTAGCTTTAGTTGCTTTTACTGCGTCTGCTGCTGAACTTTACTTAGAGGATGGTACGGTAATTGATTTGCCTGTAGGCTCCAAGGTGTACGTAGATGACGAGACTGTGTGGTCGTTTACTAGGTTTGATGAAGGCGGCTTTGACATTCGACCTTTGACGCCTCTGATAGAAGTAACAGAAGTTTGTCAAGACTCAGGGTTTACCTTTGGTGGAGACTCTGTTGTCTGCGAGGAAGAAGTAGTTGTAGAAGAAGAAGAAACAGAAGAGTGTGACTCTTTAACCTTTGGCGGCTCTGGTGGTTGCTAGTCGTGGAAGTCAGTGAGTTCAGAATAGAGCGTATGGAGAAGGCTTTAGACAAAGTGTGTGAAGCCGTTAGTCAGATTGCTGTAGTTGATGAAAGGTTACTATCGTTACTCAACAGAATGGAGCGTTTTGAGAAGCGCCTCGACGAGCAAGAAGATAAAGTTATTGAGTTGTCAGAAGATGTCATTCTTAACTCAAAGCTAATAAAGACCAGCGAAAGATTCTTCTGGATAGGTGTCAGTGCTGTGGCATCGTTTGTTGTTTACATGGTGCGCTAATGTTGGAACTATTGATTGGCCCAGTTACTTCATTGCTTGATAAGTTCATCCCAGACTCAGATGAAAGGAATAGGCTTGCCCATGAAATATCTACAATGGCTGAAAGACACGCTCAAGAGTTGGCTAAAGCCCAGATTGCAGTTAACAAAGAAGAAGCTAAAAGTACTTCTCTCTTTGTGTCTGGCTGGCGTCCAGCGGTTGGGTGGGTGTGTGTTAGCGGAATGGCATTTAATTTTATCTGCGTCCCTCTTGGGAATTTTACCCTTACTCTATCTGGTGTGGATGTTTTTTTGCCGTCCTTGGATTTGAGTCAGATGATGCCAGTGCTTATGGGTATGTTGGGCTTAGGGGCCATGCGCTCTTTTGAGAAAGCCAAAGGCTGTGCGAGGGATAAATAATGGCTGTAGGTAGAGATGTAGTAGGCGCTGACGGCCTAACTAACGCAGAGCGATATGCGAAGAGGCAGGCTGATAAGAAGGCTAGGCAGGCGGCTTTTAGGGCGCAGCAGGACGCCAACAAAGCTGCGGCTGCACCTTCTGTGTCAAGCCCTAGTAGTATGTTTGGTGGCCTCTTAGGTACAGTAAAGCAAGCAACAACACCAACACCTACGGAAACTTTAGGCTTTGGACACTCACAACCAGAGCCTATAAAGACCCCACCACCGTCTGCTCCGTTTTCTACTTCTGCTCCTGAGCCTGAAGAAGACAACGGCACGTACACAATGATCTTGCATCAAGAGACTGGCGATAACGCTGTTAGTCTTTTTGGTGCTACTGGTGAAGATACTCAGGCACTTAGTTGGTCACCTACTCAGGTAACACGTTCGGATTTACAAGAGGCGTATAACGATAGTACTAACCTTCAGAATGTCTTTGGATCTTTTGACAGGTACATGGATTACATTGAAGAGTCCTCTGACATGATTGAGGCTCAAGACTGGTTTTCTCAGGAAGGCATAGACCAGACTACAGCAGCGCAAGAGCAACAAGAAGAAGACGACTTAGCTTTTGGGCCAGGACAACAGACGCCAGCAGACGACACACAGCAATCTGATGCTAACGCTCGACAGGGCGCTTATGCTTCTTGGATGAACAGCGCAGAAAACCAAGCGTTAATGAACAAGTACGGAATTCCTACTGAAGAGTTTACTAACGAGAAAGGCGATAGGTTTCGTTGGACGGGTACAGGCTTTGCGCGTACCTACAAGATGGACAGGACAGACTTTGGTGATTACGTTTTAGCCGCTGGAGCTGCTACGTTGATGTTAGCAGCTCCACAACTTGCTGCTCAATTAGTTGCAACTACAGGAATGTCGGCTGCGTCGGCAGGGGCAATAGCTAGTGCAAGTTTAAGTCTTGCAAGCCAAGCAGCTACTACTGGCGATGTAGATTTAGATACTGTTATTCAAGATACTCTTAGTGGTGCTGCTGGTGGTCTATTTGGAAATGCTAATGAAGTAACGTCTATTGGTGCTGGAGACATAGCTAACGCTATAAGAGACGCTATTAACGATGTGTCTGACGGAGAGTTTGGTAGCGACTACGGTGATATTGTTTGGCAAGACGTAGATGTTACTGATGTACTTGGCGACCTTCAAATACAAATACCGAACTATGAAGTGACTGAAGAAACAGAAGCCGCCGCTGCCGCTGCTGCTGAAGAAGCCGCTGCCGCTGCTGCTGAAGAAGCCGCTGCCGCTGCTGCTGAAGAAGCTACTGCTGCTGAAGAATCTGCTGCTGCTGAAGAATCCGCCGCTGATTCTGGAGAAGACGGCGGTGGTTTAACTTTTGGGGGAGCTGCCACTACTAAAGATAGCGGAGGCGCTGACGGAGAAGTTGCAGAAGAAGAAGGTAGATATGTCTATGAGGGCAATGGTGTTTTTAGAGACACACAATCTGGAACAAACGATAGGTGGTTTATTCCGAATGTTGGAGACTTAGAAGTAGGCAGTACTGTAGGTGATGATTACTTAGAAAATAACAACGCCACAGTATATGAAGACGAACTAGACGACGAAGAAATTGATGTATTTATAGACACTACAGACGAAGGCGAAGATGACTTTACATTTGGCGGCTCGACTACTAAGGATACCACAGAAGAAACTACAGAAGAAGTTGTAGAAGAAGAAGACCCTGCTGAAACTGCTAAAGACATAGCGGAGCAACTACTTAAGGACAGCACTGCTGATGATTCTGAAGGCGGTTTAACGTTTGGCGGTGCAGCCACTAAAGATGACGGTGGTGATGAAGTCGAAGAAGAAATCGAAGAAGAAGTCGAAGAAGACGGTGGTGAAGACCCCGGCGATGTTGGCTTTACCTTTGGCGGAGGCTCATCTACTAAGGACACTAAAGACGGCACAGGCTCTAGCGCCAGCGAAGGTGTCGGCGACGACGATGATGACGATGACGACGATGGTGGTAAAGACGGTACAGGCTTTACTGACACTGAAGGCAAAGATGGTGACGGCTCTAGCGACACTGAAGGCCCCGGAGAAGAACCCGGAGATGAGGGACTTACGTTTGGTGGTGGTTCGTCTACTAAGGATACTAAGGACGACACAGGCTCTAGCGATACCGAAGGCGATGGTGACGGCGATGGTGACGGCGACGGTGACGGCGACGGTGACGGCGAAGAAGAGGCCATGTCTCTTTTTGAATTAACTAAAGACGCAGGAACTCCTTTAGGGTTAGGAAGAGGAATATCTGGTGTTGAGCAGTATGGTATTTCTTATCAGCCTCCTACAGTACAGGCCATAATACAGTCACCACAAACAGATTACATGGCTTCGCTAGACAAGATTATTAACGATAGTATGTTTAAAGGACTAATATGACATATTTAGAATTGGTGAATAACGTCCTGAGAAGGATACGAGAAGAAGAAGTTACTAGCGTAAACTCTACTACCTATAGCAAGATGATAGGTGACTTTATTAATGACGCTAAGAAACTTGTAGAAACTTCATGGGACTGGTCGGCCTTACGTACCACACTAACTATTACAACTTCGGCAGACATATTTAACTATGTGCTTACAGGCAGTCAGAACCGTGTTAAAGCATTGGATGTCATTAACGATACTTCTAACTTTTTTATGGAGTACCGTACTTCTAAATGGTTTGACAATCAGTACCTCAATCAAACTCCCGCGAGTGGAGCGCCACAGTTCTACACGTACAATGGTGTTGACTCCCAAGGTGATTCACAAATAGACATATACCCAAAGCCTGACGGTGTTTACACTCTCAGGTTTAACTGTGTGTTACGCAATGAAGACTTGGCTGCTGACACAGATCCTATGTTAATACCTGCAATGCCAGTCATACATTTAGCAGTAGCCCTAGCAGCCCGTGAGAGAGGCGAGACAGGCGGTACATCAACACCTGAGTACTTTGCTATGTCTGACAAGTATCTGTCTGACGCTATCGCTCTGGACGCACAGAAGCACCCTTACGAAACTGATTGGTATTCATAATAGGAGCTAGTGTATGGCCCAGCCACTACAAAGTATTAATCTAGTTGCTCCTGCGTTTAAGGGTATCAACACTGAGGATTCGCCTCTAGCGCAAGACCCATCGTTTGCAGACGTTGCAGATAACGCTGTCATTGATAAGCGCGGTCGAATTGCTGCGCGTGAAGGTTTGGACACACTAACAACAAACAAAACGGCGCTTGGTACAGACTACATACATTCTATACATGAGTTTTTTGATGACTCTGGTAACGAAAAGGTATTTAGTTTTGGAAACGATAAGATACTTTCTGGCACAGCCACGCTGGTAGACGAAACTCCGGGAGGCTATACCGTTGCAGAGAATGACTGGCGTTCTGTTAACTTTAACAACGCAGCGTACTTTTTCCAGAGAGGACAAGAGCCGCTTATCTACACACACGCTGGTGGTGTCCAGACTTTTGCTTCTTACACAGGCAGCGCAACACCTACGTACCTCTGGTGCAACGAAGCGTTAGCAGCTTACGGCAGATTGTGGATAACTGACAGCAACATAGACTCACAAGTTATATACTGGTCTGACTTGCTTATTGGTACAGACTTTGCTGGTGGATCGTCAGGATCTATAGATATTTCTAAGGCTTGGCCTGATGGTTCAGACAGGATTATAGGCGTAACTGCTCACAACAATCTTTTAATTATTTTTGGTAGGCATAGCATTGTTGTATATCAAGGTGCTGATTCGCCAGCTACTATGTCAATTGCCGATACAGTTCCGGGTGTTGGTTGTGTGTGTCGCAACTCTATTCAGCACATCGGCACTGACGTTCTATTCCTAGATGACACAGGGCTTAGAAGCTTTGGCAGAACCATACAAGAAAAGTCAATGCCCATTAGCGATCTTAGCGGCAACATCAAGACAGAGTTTATTGAGACTATTGCTAATCGACAGGGACATGTCTCGACTATCTACTCACCAGACAATACGTTTTACCTTGTGTCGTTCCCCTCTAATAACCTTACGTACTGTTTTGATCTTAAAGGCACTACAGAAAACGGATCGTATAGAGTCACACGCTGGCCCAGTTCAGCTTTCTTTTCTTTTGAGGTATTAAGAAGCGGTCAGTTTTTGGTAGGGAACACTTACGGCTTGAGCGAATATTCAGGCTACTCAGACAACGGAGCTTCTTATCGTTTTAGATACTACAGCCCCGGCTTAACCTTTGGTGATCCTTCTAAGCTTAAGATTTTAAAGAAGCTAAGACCAACTATTGTAGGCGCTAACTCAGCTACAGTTTTTGTTAACTGGGCTTACGACTTTGATACTTCGTACAGAACTCAAGAGTATACAGTAGGCAACCAGACTCCAGCGTTCTACGGAGTTAGCGAGTTTACAGTTGGTGAGTTTACTGGTGGAACTTTAGTGTCACGCCGCGCTATCAACACAACAGGTGACGGCAGCGTAGTCACTATTGGTCTTGAGTCAGACATCAACGGTTTTGCATTATCACTACAAGAAATCAACGTACTAGCATTAATAGGTAAAACACTATGAGCAACTATACCCCGACGACAGACTTTGCCGCTAAGGACTCATTGCCTTCTGGAGACAGTGGCAAGATTATTCGCGGTACAGAGTTCAGTACAGAGTTTACTAACATAGCAACCGCAGTAGCGTCTAAGGCCAATACAGACAGCCCTACGTTTACTGGGACTGTAACGATACCTGCCCTTACGTTTACGGGTACGTTATCGACAGGAACAATTGACGGAGGTAATTACTAATGAGTTTACAATCATTTCTTACGGGCCTTGGAAGCAGTCTCGGTACTGCTGCTGGCAATATTGGTCAAAACATTGCTAGTAATGCAGGCAATTATGCGTTAGGCGGTGCTGGTTTATTGGCTATTAAAGAGGCTTATGACAAGCTTGGTGACATTGGAAGCGAGGCACAACAAAGTGCTCTAGGTATTGCAGAGCAGGGGCTTGGTCAAAGTCAGTTTCAGCCTTTCAGCGTAACGTCTGCAACAGGCGGTCAGTTTGGTTACGACCCTACAACTGGCGCTGCAACAATGGCAGGTTCTCCACAAGAGCAAGCCATACAGAGCATGTTGATGGGACAAGCGCAGTCAACTTTAGGCGCTACACCGTATGGTCAGGCTGGAGGCAGAGCAGCAGCACAGCAAGCTTACGGTCTTGGCAATCAGTTTATGCAGTCTTCTCAGACACAGCCAGCAGACATCAATCAACTTAGAGGCCAGTTTGCAAACCAAGTTAGTGGACAACTCGGACAGCAACCCAGTGCTGCTATAGGACAACTTGGGCAGCAAGCACTAGGCTTAGGCTCTCAAGGATTGGCAACACAGGCTCCGTCAGACGTAGAAGCGCTTAGACAGCAGTATGGACAGTTGGCAAGTCAAGCGGCGGGTGACGTTCTAGGATCTACGGCAGGCCGCGAATCTGATGTATACGAGCGCATCCGGGCTACGCAGCGTCCAGAAGAGCAGCGTCAACGTTTGCAGCTAGAAGAGCGCCTTGCAAATCAAGGGCGTTTAGGCGTACGTACCAATATGTTTGGCGGTACTCCTGAGCAAGCAGCGTTGTCTCAGGCGCAGGAAGAAGCACAAAACAGGGCATCTCTGGCGGCTATACAGCAGGCGCAATCAGAGCAGCAGCAAGCGTTAGGAACTGCTCAAGCACTCGGCGGTATGTTTGGACAGCAAGCAGGATTGTCTAGCAATCTTCAAGGTCAGGCGCAGTCTAGGGCAGCGCAGTTGTCACAGCTAGGCTTGAGTGCAAATCAAGTACAGTCTCAGTTGCAGTCTGAAGGTCTTGGCCGCGCAACTACATCAGCTTCTCAGGCGGGACAGTTAGCACAGCTTGCAGGTGGCTTACAGGCGCAACAGGCTGGCCTTGGTGCTCAAATGGCTGGGCTAGGTTCTCAGTTGTCTGCACAAGACTTAGCAATGTTAAGTGGACAGCAGCAGCTAGGGCTAGGAGCCTTGGGTGGCTCTTACATACCACAATCACAACTACTAGCAGCTATGCAGGGCAGTGAGCTTTACCCACAGCTACAGCAGCGCGGTCAGCTTTACGGCGCAGGTCTGTTTGGCGAAGGCGCTATGGGTGGTGTTGAGGCGTTGTTGGGCGCTAGTTTGGGTCAAGCTGATCTTATGGGAGTTTTAGGTACTGGCTTGTTAAGCGGCGCTTTAAGTTAAGGAGAAATAGTAATGGCTAGATTTGGACAAGGATTTATAAACGCGCTAACACGACCAAGCTACGCTCAGGGTTTGTTTGAAACAGCTTCAGCACTTGGGTCTGCTCCTAGACGGGCTGCTGAGGAACGTGAGCGTAAAGGTATGTTGCAGGGTCTTCAGGAGGCTTTGATCAGCAACGATCCTGCTGTAATGGAAGCGGCAGCAGCAAACATTTTTCAAACAAACCCTGAGATGGGTGTTAAATTAATAGAGAAAGCGCAGGGCTTAAGGACTACAGCACAAGAAGGCAGAACAAGCAGAGGTCTTCAGGGTGGCTTGACAGGAATAACTCAAGCGTCTTCAATGTTGAACGCCGCAAGAGCAGCTAAAGACCCAGCAAAAACCCAGGAAGCTGCTCAAATGTTACGAGAAGCTAAACGCTCTGTAGTAGGCTTAGGAGGCACAGCGGAAGATATTAGAGAGGCTGAAAAAGTTGCGATAACCGATGCTAAAGGTTTTACGTTGCCTGCGGGATCAGCGCGTTACGAACCAGATCCAACAAGCCCAACAGGATACAAAAAAGTTGGAGAAGCGCCTTTTAAAGACGAAGGCAAAGACTTAGTGTTTGAATTGGTCAAGGGTGGAAAATACACTCCTGAGTCGATACAAGATGCCGTGATAAGTGACGGAAGTATAGATTATAGCCAGTTAGTTCCTGTTTCTAACGAGGATACACCAGCTAGAGGCGCTGTAAGTTCTGCTGTAGAAAAAAGATACGGCAAGTTATCAGAAGAATCTACAAAAGCGTCTGTAGCTTTATCTAGAAACAGGGCTTTACAGCAGACTCTTCTAACCAGTCCCGCAAAAAGCACAGGTATCGTTAGTGATTTAAGGACATCTGCGCTAAATTTAGCTGGCTTAAGAGATGCTGAAGAAGAAACTAAAACTCAGTTTTTGCGTACAAGAAACACAGACATAATTAACTCTTTACCTCCCGGTGTTGCTTCTGATACTGATGTTAGGATCTTTTCTCAGGGCTTTCCTTCAGAAAACGCAAGTACAGAAGAAATAACTGCCTACTTACAAGCTGAAGAGCGAATACTTGCTGCCGCTAGTGACATGGCTCTCGTCGCTGATAGATATTTACAAAAACAAATAGATAGTGGTTTAGACGCGACTATGGTGGGTTTTGAGGATAAAAAACAACAGTACGGCGTTATAATGAAAAAAGCTTTGAGCGATATGGCCGCACAAATAGCAAAAGAAAACGCTGTTGGAGCAGACGCTACTGCTATTGAAATAAGGGTAATTTCAGAGGTTGCAGAAATTTTAGGGTTTGTTCCTAAATTCTACCGCTAAGGGTAATAACATGGCTAAAAGTGTATTCACAGGTAAAGAAATATCAGAAAATAATCCTTACGCCTCTTTAGGCTCTGGGGTTGGTTTTTCTAATCCGTATGCTGTAGACGCAATGGGGCCGCTGGAGAGGCAAGAGCAGTACACAGCAGAGTACCTTCAGTCTTACGTAGAAAAAGTAGATACTGACGAAGTTACTGCTGATGACTTGTTTATGACTGCTCGTGCATTTGTTGACGGTCTGTGGCTTAACAAAGGTGAAGAAATATCTAGCTACATTTCAGCCGCTGTTGTTAAAGTTCTAGAACCAGAAGCTTTTAGAGATGTTTCTGTGTCTGAGCTAAGGAAGCAGATTTTAACTGATGAAGAAGCTAAATCTTCGGTTTTTGCTGAAGAAAGTCCTATACTGTCTACTACAGCTAATATTGCCGGTAATGTTTTATCGCCCGCCTCAATAAAAGCAGGGCAATTACTCTCTCAGGCTAATAGGCTTAGACAGGGAGCGCAGGCGGCTCAAACGCAAGCTCAAGTAGCTTCTCAATTAGGCAGCGGAGTTGCTAAAGTTTCTGATGAAAGTGCTTTACTAGCGGCACAGCTAGGCAGACAGCAAAGTGGCGCAACAGCCCAGCTTCTTTCTAAAGCTCCTATTCCTGTGGCAGCTTCAGGAGTGGCCGCTGGGGAGGGTTACGTAATAGGCTATGAGGGAATGACAGACCAAGAAAAAGCCGACAACGCTTTACTGACTGCTGGTATTTCTGCAACAGTGCCTTTTGCTTTCGCGGGAATCAAGAAAGGCTACGATTTTTTTACGGAGTCTAAAATTGCTCAACAGTTAGGAGAAGGTAAAGACTTTGTAAATTTAATGTTTACAGATCACGGTCTTTCAGGCGTTTACAGGTCTGTTGTCTCTAAAGCTTACGGAGGAAAAACGCTATCTGAACAGCAAGCTAGAAACGTGGCTGGAAGAGCAATAACAACAGAGTCTGCTAAAATAGACGGGGCTAAAGCTGTACAAGAGGCAGGACGTAAAACAAAGACAGCAAAAGAAACCATAAAAAAAGACACGGTAGAATCTATAGAAGCCACAGAAACAAAAATTCAAGATAAAATTAACGAGCTAAATAAGTTATCCAAAAACGCTAAAGGGCAGGCTAAAGTAGATTATGCCAAGCAAATAGAAGAGTTAGAAGCAGCTCAACAAAGTCCTGGAGCTTTACGAGCTATTGCTGTAAAAGAAGCTGACGAAGCTACAAACTCAGCTAACGCATTTTTTCGTGGAAAGGCTCTACGTGAATCAGCACCTCCAGGAGCAACTGCTGATGAAATCAACGAACTAGGGGCAATGGATCCGCAAAGTGCTAATGCTTTTTTAGATACTCTTTGGTCACGCCGAGGATTTAAGGTTGCTAACGGTAAAACTTATACCGTTGTTGCTGACGACGCTGTAAAATTTATAGATGACATAGCCGATGATTATTCTGAATTGGCTTTAGTAGGCGCTGAGAGAGGGGGGATAATACCATCTATCAAAACTTTTATCCAATCTCAGATAGCAGCAAAAGCGCCTAATGGTGTTATTTCAGGAGAAGACTTAATTCAATTAAGAAGCACTATAGGAAGAGCTATTAACGGATTAAGTGATAATCAAACTTCTACTCGAAAGTTTGCAGCAGAAGTTCAAACTTATTTTGATGATCTCCTTGAAACAGGATTAAACAAAGCAGAAAAAGAAACGCTGGATGCCGATAAAGTTGCTTGGAGCATCAGAAGTGTAGTAGATGAAGCTATCGCAAAATCTTCTGGTGGAAACGCTAGGCTTGGGGCATTTGATGCTTCTAATTATTTAGATGCTTTAAAAAGTCACAGTAATCGGTTTGTTGCTAGGGGTCAAGGAAGACTTCAAGAAGAAGCTCAGAGCTTGGCTACTTCAACTCAAAGAAACAAAGATAATATAATTGAGTTAGCAAACAAAGAAGCTGATCTAATTAGAAAGCAAGTGATACAGGATAAAAGTAAGCTAAAAATTGCCCTACAAAAACAAAAGGATAAAATTGCAGCGGACACTAAAGCTCAAATTGAAAACTTAAAGAAACAACAAAAATCCCAAAAAATAGGTTCCACAGCAAGACAAGATTTAGATATAAAAATTGCGGAAACAAAAGAGAGTCTTACTATTCAGATGGCTGACATTGATGGGAAGGCTGCTAGGGCTGGACAGGAGCTTAACGCACTGAAGGAAATGATGCCTAGTTCTTTTCAGCCTAGCGTTTTTGAATCTCTGTTTAACTCTGCCTTAGTAGGGCAAACTATGGGTCTGTTTATTCCTAGTGTTCGGGATCAGATAGGATCTACTCTGGTTACTGGTTCTTTAGGGGCTAATATTCTAGCGCGTGAGGTTACTCAACGTCTTTTAGCAAGGCAAACAGTAGGGCAATCGGCCTTAAGAAAAGGAGTGACTGCCATAGGGGATGTTGCAGAAAAAGTAGGGGCGACCACTACTATGACAACTGGCGGTCAAGCAGGCTTTGCAGGACAATTAGCAGTTCCTCAAGGAGTAATGTTTTCTTCAGAAAGAAAAGAAGCGATACGTAAGATGCCAATTTCAGGCAAGGCGGCTCTGTACAGAAACTTAGAAGCAAAGGAAGGTGCTTTAGATAGACTAAAAGCTGAAGATCCTAAACTGTTTAAAGAATTAGAAAAGTCATATAACGCTAGGAGATAAAAAAGGGGAGCCGAAGCTCCCCAGTAGTGAACGTTAAAGTTCGCAGTTGTTACCAGTACAAGCCAGTTGCTGTGATCCTTCGGTCATGTCGCTGGCTTCTTCTATGTCCCAACTAAAGTCTTTCGGAAAGTCTTTGCATAACTTGTTATACGTTGACTTGTCGATAGCTTCATAGGGTGCTTGCTGGTACGTGTGGTCACTGTACGGTAAGAAACTGATACCACTGATCTTATCGAACTTATTATATAACCATTGTCCTACCTCTAAGAACTCGTCGTCGCGGTAGTAACAGGTCATTGACGGCTTGTGCTCACACCAGTAGTCCTGATAGATTTCCCACAACTCTAGCTGTTCCATAGCGCCCATGTCTGACGCCAACACAGCGCAGTCAGGAGCCTCCATAGGAAAGCTGAACACCTTAGTGTTGGGTGACATAACATCATTCTCTACAGGTACACCAGCAGCCTCTAGCACAGCACACAAC